CTGTAATCTGGGGTAACAAAACTCTTCAAGTTAGAGAATCTGCTCTTGACAGAATTAACGTAAGAAGATTGTTATTACAAGCAAGAAAATTAATTTCTGCAGTATCTGTAAGATTGTTATTCGACCAAAACGACGAACAAGTAAGACAAGACTTCTTGAACGCGGTTAACCCAATCCTAGATGCGATTAGAAGAGACAGAGGTTTATATGATTTCCGAGTAACTGTTTCAAGTGATACGGAAGATTTAGATAAAAACCAATTAGTTGGTAAAATCTACATCAAACCAACAAGGTCTCTTGAATTTATTGACATTACATTCTACATTACACCAACCGGTGCTTCATTTGAAGATGTGTGATAAAATAAATAAATTAAAGAAAATGGGGGTTATTGACCCCCATTTTTTATTTATGATATATTTATTATTATGAATCACAAAATTTTAGTTAGACAGATTATAAAAGAAATGGTAGAGAAAAAAAATCTACGTTTATATGGTTTTGATTGGGATGATAATATTTTGAGAATGCCAACTAAAATATATTTAAAATCTGACCTTGGGGATGTTATTGGAATGTCGACAGAAGATTTTGCGGAATACAGACATTTGATTGGAAACGAACCTTTTGATTATGAAGGGGACACAATAGTTGGATATGACAACAACCCATATAGAGATTTTACAAGTTCCGAAACATTTTTAGAAGACACCGTAGAAGCAATTAAAAAAGATAGAAAATCACCAAGTTTTAAAAAGTTTAAAGAAAATTTAATATATGCTAACCCATTTTCAATTATTACCGCTAGAGGACATAGTCCAAACGTAATTAAAAAAGGTGTTAAAATGTTTATACATTTAGTTTTGTCACCGGAAGAAAAAGAAGAAATGATAGAAAATATTAAAAGAACTTTTGAACACGAAGAAATGTTTTCAAAAAACTTTTTAGAAAAATTAGATGATTTATCCCCAAATCAATTATTAGATTTTTATTTAGATGAGAGAGGGGATTACTACCCGGTTTCTTCAAAAGAGTTTGGTGAAAAATTCGGATTAGAGACAAGTGGCGGAGCGGCAAATCCTGAGCACGCAAAAAAAATTGCCCTTGCCGATTTCATTTCAAAATATGATGATTTAATTAAAAGTGGAAAATATATTAATACTTCATTAGGATTTTCAGATGATGACCCAAGAAATATAAAAGCAATGGTTGAGTATGTAAAAAATGAATTATCAAGAATGTATCCAGAAGTAAAATTCATAATTTATGATACATCAGAAGGAGGATATTCAAAAATTCATATAGAAACTGGAAATGAAAAAGAAGAAAGTGAAGAAGAACTTATGTTAGAAAGTTTAATTAATAGGATAATATCCAAAATTAAATCAAAGTAAATAGAAAAATTTTTACAAAGCTAATATTTATAATAAAAACAAAAATAAAATAAAAAATTAAAAACTGAAATTATGGCTGATTTGTTAATGAAAATGCCTATACCTTACGAACCGAAAAGGGAGAACAGATGGATTTTGAGATTTCCATCGTCATTAGGAATAAATGAGTGGTATGTAGAAAGTACCTCAAGACCAAAAATGAAAATTGCTTCAACAGAAATTCCATTTTTGAACACCTCAACCTATGTTGCTGGTAGATTTAACTGGGAAGAAATTTCGGTTAAGTTTAGAGACCCAATTGGTCCATCAGCTTCACAAGCGGTTATGGAATGGATTCGTCTATGTGCTGAATCTGTAACTGGTCGTATGGGTTATGCTGCCGGATATAAAAAGAATGTTGACCTTGAAATGCTTGACCCAACCGGTGTTGTTGTTGAGAAATGGATTTTAGAAGGTGCATTTTTAACAGGATATGATGGTGGGTCCCTAGATTATTCAAGTGATAAAATTGCGGGAATTACATCAAGTATTCGTATGGATAGATGTATATTAGTTTACTAATTTTTTAAAAAAAATATATTTGTTAAAGTCTTCATATTTTATATGGGGACTTTTTTATTTACAAAAAATGATTATTGGATATTTTTATAATAAAAAAGATTATGGAAATGAATGAATATCAAATAGGTCAACAAGATTTTAATTTACCACACGATTTAGTCCAGTTACCAAGTGGTGGAATTTTTTACAACTCAAATAAAAAAGCTGTTAAAGTTGGTTATTTGACAGCCACAGATGAAAATATTTTAATAAATACAAATTTAAAAAAGAGTATTAGAGAATCATTAATTCTTCCATTATTAAGATCAAAAATTTATGAAAAAGATTTAAGACCGGAAGAATTATTGGAAGGTGATGTTGAGGCAATTCTTTTATTTTTAAGAAATACATCTTTTGGTCCTGAATATAATGTTTCATTAACAGATCCATCAACAGATAAGTTTTTTACAACATCTGTTTTGTTAGATGAATTAAACATTAAAAGAACTGAACAAAAACCAGATGAAAATGGAAATTTTATTGTAACATTACCTAGGTCGAAATCTACTGTTAAATTAAAATTGCTTTCCCTTGTTGAACAAATGGAAATTGATAAAATGATTAACTCATACCCAGAAGGTCGTATACCACCTACAGTTACTTGGAGACTAGCAAAAAATATTATTGAATTAAATGGTGATACGGATAAAGGAAAAATTGCAATTTTTTCTGAAAATATGCCAATTGCTGATTCAAAGTTCATTAGAAATTTTTTAAGAGAAAATGAACCAAGATTAGATTTAAATAAAGAAGTTATGGCCCCGTCTGGAGAAAAAGTAATGGCAAACATTACTTTTGGGGTGGAATTTTTTCGGCCTTTCTTCTAATTACTCACAATATATGTTGGATGAATTTTATATTTTATCCAAATTCCTTAGAATGCAATATTCTGAATTTTTAAAAATACCCACCTATGTAAGAAAATACTTGGTCGAAAAGATTATTGAAGAAAACAAACCCAAAACATAGATTTAACTATTTATTAGAAAATAAATAATGGCAAAAAAGTTTTCATATAAAAGAGGTAGTAATATTTCTGTTGATGGTACACAATACACCGATAGAGATATTGACGACTATATAGGTGAAAAACTTAAACCATTCCAAGACGAACTTAAAAAAAAGACAGAAAGTAAACTTACTGAACAAACTTCTGAAATCCAAGGTTCAGTATTTAATGTTAGTGAAACATTGGACGGTTATGTAAAACAAATGACCGATTCTATCAATAAAATAGGTGGTGCTCTAGAAATTTTAGACCAACAAGGTACCAAAGTTATGGGTGCTTTTGGTACAACAAGAGCTAGAATGGGTGAGTTTAAAGCTGTTATTGGTGAGGCAATTCCTTCATTCACAGAAATGGGTTTAGACACAGACCCTGCCACAGTAATAACCGAGATTGGTAAGGCTCTTGGTGGTGCCGCAAGTATTGGTGTTGAAGCAATAACCGAACTAGGCGCGACTGGTCAAGTTACTGGTCTAGAAATTGATACATTAGCGGAAAATTTTAGAAATGTTGGTGTTTCTATTTATGATGTTGGTGATACAATGAAAGAAGTTGTTGATTACACAAGGTCTGTTGGTGGAAATGTAAAAGAAGTTAGTGGATTTGTAAGTGGAAATTTAGAAAAATTAAATGTGTACAATTTCAGTAATGGAGTTGCAGGACTTACGAAAATGGCAGCACAAGCTAGTAGGTTAGGTATTGATATGAGAACTGTTTTTGATACGTCAGAAAAATTACTAGATCCTGAAAACGCAATTGAAATGGCGGCAGGTTTACAAAGAATGGGTGTTGCAAATTCAGAAATGTTAGACCCTTTACGACTTATGGATATGGGACTTAACGGACCGGATGAACTTATGAAATCAATGACTGATTTAAGTAAAGAATTTGTCCAATTAAATGAAAAGGGTCAATTTGAAATTATGCCCGGAGCTAAAAGAAGGATGAGAGAGGTTGCAAAAGAATTAGGTATGTCAGCCGAAGAGTTCTCAAAGATGGCAATAAAATCTGCCGATTTTGATAGAAAATTACAAGAAATTAAAATGCCTGATTTTGTTGGTGATGAACAAACAAAAGAAATGATTGCTACAATGTCTCAAATGAAAGATGGTAAAGCTGTTATAACCGTTAAAGATGCCGAAACAGGACGAGCAATTGAAAAAGAAGTTGACCAACTTACACCAGAAGATATTGAAAATCTTAAATTGAGTGAAGAAGAGAGTGCTAAAAGTATGGAAGAAATTGCTATAGACCAATTGGATACTTTGAAAAGAATTGAACAAGCACAAAAAGCCGTTGGAGAAAGAGTAACATATGCTGGAGCTACGGCAGCCCCAGTTATGAGAGCATATGATGTTGTTTCTGGAATACAAAGAGAAATACCTAAAGGAATCTCAAGAAGTGATATGGGTGATTTTGGTAATTTAAGTAAACAAATGAACGACTTAACAAAACCATTTGAAGATATGGCTCTACTTTTTGCTGAAGGTAAGTTTGAAGAAGGATCAACAAAAATGAAAGAATTAGTGACTACATTAGGTAATGTTGAGACTGGGTTTAAAAATAGTATGCAAACAATTGTTAATGAAACTGTGAAAGGAAGTAATAAAGTAATTGAAGAAATTTATGGTGGTAGATTTAAAACAACTGATACTGGGAAAAATACAGGAACAAATGTTGGTGAAGGTGGAACTAATCAAGAAAACGTAACACCATTAGAAAATGTTACTCCCGAAGGAACAAATGTTCAAAATGTTGTAACATCTGAACAAAAACCTATGGAACTATCAGCAAAAAGTGAAATAAAAGTTGATTTAAAAATTACAACAGATGAAAAAACGGCATCATTAGACACAAGTGTTGTAAATTCAGCTATTGAAAAATATTTTAGTGATACTAGTAATGTTGTAAAACTATTTGGATTTGACCCAAATAGTGGATTAATGTTGAGTAAACCAAAATAGTGAATAAATAATTTATTAAACAACCATTCAATTAAAAAAACTTTTTCCAATATTTATTCTTAAAGTAACACTATGTCAGAAAGTTTTTTGTCATTTGCTTCATCATCTTCATTTAGAAATACATTAATTGCTAGAAATTTAGCACCTTATAATGTACCCGGAAGTTTTTCACCACAAACAAGTAATATTAACTACGAGACAAATTTGACAGTTTCTAATGTAATTGATTCACCTAATGATTTAGTAAGTACAAACAATCAAGCAAATAATTTATATCCATTAAATGAATATGGTCCAGAAGGTGGTTTTCCTAAACCATTAAATTTAGCGGGTCCACCACTTCCAGTTGAATCAAACAAAGGTCCTTACGACCCAAATGATACTGTTATTGATTTGGCTAATGAATTTTTTATTGACGCTGCATATATACAAAATAATTATGGGCCAGAAGGTGGTTTTAAAAGTTTGGCAACAATAACCGATATTGTTGCAACACAAAAATTATATTTACCATATTGGGATCCACCAACATTTGTCCCGTCTTTTTATAGTCCATACGACATATTATTTAGCTCAAACCCTGGTGGTAGTGGCGGTAGTTTATCGCAAGATTCATATATTGCAAAAATTGGTGCAACACAATTAAAAGGATATTTTGAAGATAGAATTGCAAGAGAAGTTGAATTATTAACTATTGGTAGAGTTAATCTAAGTTCACTTTCGGATCCTTTTTCAGCATCACTTATTGCAACCGGTAAACAACCTTTAGTTGAAAAAAATTGGAGAATTACAGTTCCAGAAAACCCAATTCCAGCAGCTGTTAGTTTTGCTAATCGTTTAAGTGGAACTTATTTCCCAGCGTCATTTATTCCTGGTGATTATTTTGATAATACAGAACCAAAAAATTCAAATGCCGAAGGAGCACTTAATGTTGTAAATAATTTAACCGGCGGATTCTTAGGACCAATATTAAACAAATATAGAAATCCATCTGAAATATTTGTGGCAAATACTGGTAATGGACAAAGATCAGCTCTTTTTTCAACACTAGATTATAACAAATATAGACCGGATTATAATAGAGGAATTATCCAAACTATTACAACCGGCATTTCTAATTTATTAAATCCAGACAAACCAAATACAGGTGGTTATTACGTCGGTAGTTCAACAGTTGACCCGTCAAAAGTTGAATCACCACCAAATCAATTACCGGTAGCACCAGATGGAAAACAAGTTGACACACTTGTTTATGGTCCATCAGAACTTGGTATTTTATATGAAGGAAATCAAACTCAAATTAATTTTGGTTTAAAAGCAAAATCATATACAAATTCAGGAACAATAGACGGTGAATTTGTTTGGACATCACCAAAGTATAAAGATAATGCTGGGTTTCACGTTGCACCTGGTGGCGCACCAACATCCCTAGATAATGAATTTAATATTGTTGAGGCTAACTATAATAAAAATTTATCAACAAATATTACATTTAAAGAAGGTTCAATATTAGACCAAACTCAAAGATTAATTGAAGCCGCAGATAATCTACAAGGTGAAGCTAGGTTAAAACATGTTGGAAACGCAATAAATCAAGTTTCTAAAGTTTTTAATGATGGTTATAAAGAATTAACAAAAGGTTCACAAGTACTTTCATATAAAAATCAATCTGATGGTACAGAGGCCGGTATTGAATATTGTCGTATATTCCAAAAAGATACGCCTTATTTTACATATGCTGACTTACAAAAAACAGATGGTATTACAACTGCCGGTAGAGGGTTTAGTTATTCTGTGTTTGATAATACGTATAATTTAAATATAGCACCATTAAGAAATCCTGGTTCAACAAACATTGTCGATAATAAAGTTAAAAAATATATGTTCTCAATAGAAAATCTTGCTTGGAGAACATCTGATAGACCAGGGTTTACTTATGATGAATTACCAGTTTGTGAAAAAGGACCAAATGGTGGTAGAATAATGTGGTTCCCACCTTATGATTTATCATTTAGTGATAACTCAAAACCAGATTTTAACGCAACAAGTTTTCTTGGAAGACCTGAACCAATATATACATATAAAAACACATCAAGAAGTGGTACTTTAAAATGGAAAATTTTAGTTGATAATCCATCATCATTAAACACAATTATTGAAAAACAACTAGCAAATATACCAAAAGAAAGATTGGACTCTATTGTAGATTCATTTTTTGCTGGATGTATGAAATATGATATATATGAATTGGGAATAAAATTTAATACAATACCAACTAAAGATTTATTTACATATCAAGAAATTTTAAATAACCCAAGATTAACTGAAGAGGAATATGGTGAAGTATTAAAAAATATTCCAGCCGAGAATCCGGTTAAGGATCCAGAAAGTAAAGTTGAAACACAAAATACTGGTGGTAATGAAAACACTAGTGCTAGTGATACCTTTATAGACCCGTTCAAAAATTTTGCCGGCGTAGGGTTTTATTTTTATAATGATATACCGTTTGGAGAACCATCAACTTCAGCAAGAACTGATTTTGAATTTTATATTAAAGAATATGAAGATAAATTTTACCAACCAACAATAAATAATGCACCAACTTCTGTTTATGTTGGAAGCGGAACGGACAAAAAAACATATAATAAAGATTTAATACCAACCTTCTTCAATGATGTTATTAAAGGAAACTACGCAAAAATGACAAAGGAGTTTTTGGAAGGAATGGAAGAAGTTATTATTAAAAGAAAAGGAATTGTTAAAATAAGCTTACAAGGTTCCGCATCAGCAGTAGCTTCTGAGGATTACAATGTTAGATTATCTCAAAGAAGAATTAGTGCTGTACAACAATGGATTGAAAAACAAAAATTTTCTGATGGAACATCTTACAAAGATTACATTGGAAAACAAATTCTTTATACTAAAATTGAACCTAAAGGTGAAGGTGAAACAATTCCAAAAGGGGAAAATGGTGGTAATTTTGATTCCGTAAATTGTAATGTTTTACCAAGAGAAACAACAAATAACAAAGCAACAGCTAATGCTGTGGTTAATTCGTTACCAGCAATGGCTTGTAGACGAGTTATTTTAAAAGCAATATCAGCAGAAATTCCACCACCACCACCAATTACAACAACTACAACAACAACACCTCCACCGCCACCAATTACTGGTGAAACACTAACAATAATAAAACCAATACCAAGTGTTGATATACAACAAAAAATAAAAGAAGGAATTTCTAAAAAAGTTCTTAGACAATTATTTTCTGAATGCGACTATTTCCAAGTGATTAAAGAAACAAATCCTATGGTATACGACACATTTAAAGAGAAAATTAAATATTTTAGTCCAGCTTTCCATTCGATGACACCGGAAGGTTTGAATGCTAGATTAACATTTTTAAATCAGTGTATGAGACCGGGTCAAACAATACCAGTTATTGGAACAGATGGAAGACCAAAATATAATGATGCGCTAAACACATCTTTTGGTGCACCACCAATATTAGTATTAAGGGTTGGAGATTTTTATCATAGTAAAATTGTACCAACAAGTTTAGATATTTCATATGAACCATTATTATATGATTTAAACCCAGAAGGAATTGGAATACAACCTATGATTGCAAATGTTACAATGGCATTTAATATTATCGGTGGTATGGGACTTAAAGAACCAGTTGAACAACTTCAAAACGCACTTTCGTTTAATTATTATGCAAATACAGAAATTTATGATGAAAGAGCAACGCCAACCGAAGATGTTTCAGCTAGGGACAAATATGTTGTTGAACAAATATTAAAAAGACAAAATACAGTTTCAACAAACTCTGTAGATAATCAAATACCTCAAAAAGGTGGTGATGCTATTGGAAATATACTTACAACAATTTTAGAAGATAATGGAAATATCCAAAGTGGAGAAATTGAATATATTGCATTATTTAAAGAATTATCAGATAATACTAACAAATATTTTAAAACAATTAACAATCAATTAAGAACAATTCAAAATACAACTAACTATGGAATATTACAATTAGTTGGTTATGAAAAAAATTATGTCGATGGAAAAATATTTGATTATAGTGATAACTCTGGTATTAATACAAAAATTTATGGTAAACCGGAATTTGTTGAACAAAGAATACAATCTTTAACAAATAATGTAATAGGAGATATTAAAGATGATAAAGATCCTATTATGTCAAAGTTAGTATTAGTTCCAAACATTCCAAATTCAGCAATTAGAGAAGTTAGAGATAAATTAAAATCGTTGACACAATCTAAACAAAATGATTTAAATCAATTTGTTATTGAACCAATAAATGAAATGACAAAATATCAAGAAGAATATGTTCAGACACTTAAAAAAGTTGACGCAATTCTATATGACACAATATCACCAACCGGAATTAAAAATGGTGTTGATGGTGTAAAGCTAGATACTGGTGATGTAAAAGTATATGAACTAACTGAAATTGATGGTGTTTCTGATTTTTCTAAAATGGTCGATTTATATAAAAATAAAGTTGGTGAATCCTTAAATAAATTTGAACAATTATTAATTACAACTGAAATTTCTTTTTCTGAAAACTATATAAAAGATGAAACATCATTTTATCCTATTTCAGAAAAATTAACGGGAACAGAAAACTGTAGATTTTATATGATGTATGCCGATACATTTGTAAATGAAGAAAAATATCAAATTTTTTCAAATGAATTATTAAACTTGGAAAAAGTAAAATTAAATACATACTTAGAAAATGAAATTAAAAAAACTTTGGAAGATTTAAAGAAATTATATAAAGAAGAGTTTGATGCTGAAATTAAAAAATTTGATGAATACCAAGCAAGTCCAGAATATTTAATTTACGACAAGTTTGAATTAGAAACTGTAGAGACCAAGTTAGCATATACTACAGAAGTAACTGTTGATAAAAACGAAAAAAAGAGTATTATGAAAAGTGTATACAGTAATACAAATGGAAATTTTAATAAAACATTTAATAAAAAAGTAAAATTTAATTAAGGATGTCTGGATTACAGTATTATAATAGATATAGTAATTTTTTAATAAATGGACAACAAACCGTTGTTCCGTATATTAATTTACCTAGTAAAGGTACTGATAAGAATTATATTTATAAAGTTGGTCAATCTAGACTTGATAAAATATCTCAACAATTTTATGGTTCACCATTATTTGGGTGGTTGATATTACAGGCAAACCCAAAAATGTCAGGTTTAGAACCAAATATACCTGATGGGTCTATCTTAACAATCCCATTTCCACTAATTGCTTCTTTACAAGATTATAAAAACGAACTAGACAATCATTTCTTTTATTATGGTAGATAATGGTGAAAATATTTTAGTAGAATTTGATTATGACAATATTTCAATAATTGACCCAAATAAAATAATAGATAATGAGGGAAAAGCGCAAGAAAGATTAGTCAAACAAGAAAATTTAGTATTCTATGCTAACTTGGAATGTAATGTTTTACCTAGAACAAAATTAGCTTTGGGTACAGCACAAAACGATGCCATTAGGACAATTTCTGTGGCTAAGATTAACTTTTTAAATCCAGGACAAAAAACTTTTTTAGATAATGCCTATACCGATGAACTAACCGGAAAAAATACATTAAAAGGTGAAGGAGTTAATCAACCTAAATTAAAATCTGTTGAAAACCCAAATAAATCCGGGGACTTTTACATAACACAAAGTTTATACTCAAATGGAAATCCCGGTGCAACCGACAATGGTCTTTTAGGTATTACATCAATTAAATATACAATTAACACATCTTTCCAACCTGTAATCGATATAGATTTGGAAGATGTTAAAGGTAGAGCATTATTTGAAGGTGGTGACAGTTCACCATACGCCGCTTTTTTTAATTTACCATATCCAATTTTCTTTTTAACACTTAAAGGTTATTATGGAAAAGCTGTAAGATTTCCAATAATGTTACAAAGTTTCACATCTAGTTTTGATCCATCAACACACAATTTTAGAATTAAGTTAAAGTTTTATGGATACAAATATACAATAATGTCTTATGTAAATTGGGGTGGAATGTTAGCGGTCCCACATATGTATAACACAACTTTAAAAATTGCTGACAATTCTGGAAATAATAATCAAAATTCCAAAACACCAGTCACAGAAAAAATCACAAGTAAGGGTTATGCAAAAATGAAAGAACTTTATGCGGTATACAAATCAAAAGGATTGATTGCCGATGATTTTCCGGAAATAACAATAACACAATTAAAAACAAGATTAGACACATTTATTAAAGATATTTTAGAAAAATTTAGTAAAGAAAATCTTGGACCACTAACTGATAGTGGAAATTATGCAAATTCTTTAGTTGAATATCAAAAAGATGTATACTACTCAACTTCTGGGTGGGCAAAAAAATATTTAGATTTTGATAATCCATTTGTTTTAAATAATGAAGAAAAAACAAAAATTTACATATTCAAAAAAGAACTTGATGCAACAGCCAAGGTTAGTGCTGAAAATGAATTAAAAGATAAAATTATACCATTATATAATAAAATTTTTTCAGAAAACTTGGTATATGGTGAAAATGGTAAATATGTTGTTGATGGAAAAGAAGTACCTTCTAAAATTACAAATACAATAACATATGATACATTTCTTAAATATAAAGATGTTAAATCTTTATTTGAAAATGATTTAAATTTAAATGAAACATATATAGCAAGAAACCCCGGAAAAAAAATAAGTGGTGATACTGTAATTGATGAGTTTAAAGAAAAAATTAAAACTGAACTATCTACTTTAACAGCCGAAGGGTTATATGGGTATTGGTTTGAAGGTTCCAAATCATTTATTGATTTAATCAATGAAATGAGTAAACAAGTAAAAACAACACAAAAAAATATTGAGGAAGCAATTACTGCGTCAATCCAAAAAAAGTTGTCAGATAAAAATAATGGTATAGGATTTGTCCCAACAATAAGAAATGTGATGGCCGTATTTTTTGCACAGGCCGAAGCTTTCTTAAGATTATTAGATGATGTCCATACTGATGCTTGGGATGTAAGAAACGACAAGACAAGAAAGGCCGCAATATTTAATAAAAACATAACAGCACCAAGTGTTGATTACACTGAAGTTATCAATGATGATACACCGGTATATCCGTGGCCACAATTGATAGTTGAAAAACAAGGTACAGATAAAGAAGAAAAATTTGAAATAAAATATCCAGGAGATATAGCTTTAGCATCACAATATAAAGCTTTTATACCAGAAATTTGGCCGGAAGTCCAGTTTGTTGAAGAATTTATTAAAGGTTATACGGAAAGAGAATCACCAGAACCAGAACCGGATTTCCAAGGGGATATTGCTTTAAAACCAAACCGAATAAGTTTAAATGCAATAGATTTCCCCGTTTCAAATGAGGTTTACCAAAATGTTGAAGAAGCTAAGTTTTTTTATGAAATATATGAAAGAATTATTATTAACACTTATTATTCCAGATTAAATAGAAAATCTGGTTATGATTATGGTGTTTACACTGTTGAATCTGAAGCCGAAAAAGAAGACATATTAAAAGCTCTAGGTGAAAACAATCCTTTTTTATCAAAAAAATTAAAAGAATATAATTTAACTGGAAGTAATTTTTTAGCATTTCTTCGTCATATATCTAATCAAGGATTTGGTGAGAGTTGGCAAAAATTTGTAAGAGGAGAATTTACAACTCCATATCTTAAAAATGAAGTTAATAGTCCAGCAACTTTAAGAAATCAATCAATTTTACAAAGTGATGTGACCAAACCAGATATAAGTTTGGCAAATGAAAGTAAGTTAAATACATATCTCTCTAACACATCTTCATCAAACATTTTTGAATTTGGTGACATATACCCAATTGTAGATTTGGATTATGTAAAAAAATATTTAGCGGATGGTTTAGCCCTATCAAATGCGGTTGATGCTTATAAAACAAGTGATGTTATGTTATTTAATACTGACTACAAAACAATCACAAATTTTTTAACTGAAGACACAAATGACACTAAAAGACCATTTACAAATTTTAATTTTAAAACTAACACAATGAATCAACCTTTAGATTTAACTAATCTAAAGATTTTTTATACAAACAGAAAAATTGAGGATCAGTTTGTTACTGAAGGTAATTTAAACTATATAAATTATAGTGGCTCATTAGTATTCAACCAAACAACATCTATGTTCAACACACCATATTTTGTTAACGCAATACAAAAAGGTGTAAACAATTTTAGATTTAATGTTTCGGATGAATCACCATATAAAGTTGCTGCTTATTTGTTTTTAAATAGTTTACCATTATCAACATTAAAAGAAAAATATAAAACATATAATGCTACTAATGATTTAAGTTACATTCTTGCAACTATTAAAAAATTTGGTGGTGTACATAAATTACCATATTCTTGGATTTTAAAATATGGGTCAATATGGCATAGATATAAAGAATGGAAATCAACTGGTACTGATATTTTAAATGATATTTGGAATAACATTGATTATAAATCAAACTATGACCCAATAAATTCCGCAACTACCAGAAATTATTCTGTTACAGCATATACAAATCCTTATGAAATTGTTTTAGAACAAGATTCACAATTAAATAGTACCGCATATACAACAAACATTAATTTAGGATTTTTTCCAAAAATTGTAGATGATTTTAATGTATTTTACCAAGGTTTAAAATTATTTAGTGGTGGAACACAATTAAACGGAACTTGTTCAGTAAGTGGAACAACACTTACCGTTAATACAATTTCTGATAATTTTTTAGCACCAGGGCAAGTTATATTTGGAAATAATATTTTAAGTGGAACAACAATTTTAAATCAAATTTCAGGAACTACTGGTAGTACTGGTACCTACACAATCAACTTATCTCAAGTTGTACCATCTGGAACTATATTTGTTGTACCAAGTGCACCAAAAACAGGAATAAAATCATCTGATATACAAAATTTAATTGACGATGGTAAACTTTATTTGATTCCGTCTGATGGTTCAAAAATAATTAAGTCACCTGGTTTTGATTTAAATAATTTAGGAAGAAGTTTAAATCTTAAAACTTGGTCAGTAGCTAGTACAACCGTAACAAAAACTAATGTATTTTTGCTACCGTCTTTTGGTTCAAATGTTAATCAAATAGCATCTGAATGTTTTAATCCTGCCGGATTGTCAAAAATAGAATTGAGTGGAAATACAGCAATGTATAATGGATCTGTTAGGTCATTTTGGTTATCACCACATTATGGATATTTTAATCACGATAATTTAGTAAAAACAAATCCAGAACAATATTTTAAAAAAATATTAAACGAACAAAGAACCCAACAAAACTTTTTACTAGATGGTGATAGTAATAATTATACCAAAATTGACGAAATGTTTAGTACATTTGATAAGTCAACTCTAGACATTTTTGAAACAGAATTTTTAAATTTTAGTAGGTCTTGTTATGATTTCAAATCTACATTAGATAGTGGTGAAAATGATGCTGTTAGATTACAAATCACAGGAAAATTACCATCAGAAAACGAAGCGTTAAACTTCCAATTTTTGATGAGGTCTTTAATGAAAATTAAAAAACCATCACAAACTGTACCAGATAGTGTAATAACAGAATTGACAACGTTACAAAAAGAAAATTTCACTTCAGTTCTAGATAAATTTTTAAATTATAATGTTATTTTAAGAAATGGTAACCCAACTAATTTTGATAGAAGATTATTTTTAACTTTCTCTAATCAATTTATTGTTGACCCAATTCAATATAAAGGTTACAATCAAGACACACCTGGGTTTCTACCTTTTAGTGGTGGAAGTATAACTCTAGCACAATCTAAAGCAATTTACCCATCGGCTTGGCAAGCTCTTGAGACGTATGTTGGTTTTTCTGAAATTCCTCAATTAAAATATTCTGATAATGGTTCATATATAACAGATTTTTTTATTGATATGAATGTTCAGTTTAATGAAAAAAATGTTATTGATTTTACACCAATTATAAAAATCTATGCAACAGAAAAATTAAAAGACAACACTTTAAATTCTGCAAAATTTTATCAAATAATGAATCAATATTTTGACGATTCTTTACTTTACTTGGTTAATGTTATAAATACTATGATGCCAGCTGTAAGAGGTGGAATAAAAAATATTGATGTTGTCCCAACAGATGGAGGTAAAAAATCTGAATTAATTGGAGATCAAACTAGAGATGAACTTTGGGAACTTTTTAAATCAATCAATGATACTTGGATTGCCGGATATGACTTAAAAACAAAAACATTATTTGAAGATGTTCTATTGTTTGATAGAGCCAGTAGAGACGTTGGTCAAAAGATTATAATTGATATTTTTAAAGTAAAAGAATTAATTGACAAAAGACAATATAAAAATAGTTTTTTAGATATTGTAAACACAATTTTGGTAGAAAATAATTTTGTATACTTCAACCTACCTTCTTTTGCAAATTTTTACAATGTACAGGATGCGACCAAAAACCCAATACCAAAAAATGAGGGTACACTAGAATTTGCTAATACTCTTTTTGGTACCTTTTTAAATCTTGATTATAGAGAAACTTCACCAAAACTTGTTTGTTATTATGCAAACAAAAATAGTGAACATTTGGATATGAAAAACAATATTGATTATAGGTTTAGAAATGATGCTTTTGATTTGAGAAGAGCTAGTGATAACCCTTTAGTTCAAAGTTTACAAGATAAAAAAGATTGGGACAAATCAAATAGAGTTGTTGGTTTCAATGTTGATATTGGTAGACAAAATCAACAAATTTTTAAACAATTTGATGTTTCCCAAACAGCAGGAAAACCTACAGCGGAATCGTTGGAAGTGTTAAATCAAATGTCAAATATTGATAAAAACAGAACAACATCAACACAAAATAATTCGTTGTACAATGTCTATAAAAACAGAAGCTATGGTTGTAGTGTTGATATGATGGGTAACGCACTTATTCAACCTATGATGTATTTTAATTTGAGAAATGTACCAATGTTTAGTGGACCATATTTAATTACAAGTGTTAGTCACACAATAACTGAAAATGGATTTGACACAACATTTGAAGGAACAAGACAACCATTTTATGCTTTACCAAAAATTGAATCATTTATCCAGTCTCTAAGTGTAAAAATTCTTAAAACAATACAAGAAAAAATTGAAGAAAAAAACAAACAAGTAACACAATCACCAGAAAATGTTTTAAAACAAAAAAGTATTGTTTTAGATAATGTTTTTGGTGGACAAGAAAGTATATCAAAAGAACAAAATTGTTCAGACAAATTATATCAATCATATAAAGCATACACGACTGTTGATGCACCAAAAACACAATCAGCAACTTTTTCTCAAGTTAAAAAAATGATTTTAGATAAATTAAAAACAAAGTTCCCAACAATATCAGAACAAAGTTTGACCGAGTTTGCTTTATTTATTTTTAGTACAATGTATGCAGATTCAGGGACTTCTACCGGGTTCTCAGCTTACGAAAACAATTACACAACAATAGCTATTTCTGAAAATTATGCAACAGCCGGAAATCTTTATTTTAATTCTAAATATTTTTGTGTAAATAAAGGGGAGAATATAACCAATATACCACTAGCATCTTTTGATAGTTTAGATAAATTTATTGATTTCTTTATTAGTAGATTTGCTGGTAAATCAACTAAACTAAAAGATGGTACAGTATCTAAATATGTTGAAGTGTATGTGTTAAATTGGCCGATAGAACAACCTAATAATGTTTATAAAGAATTAGGTGATGATAATATAAAACGACTTGAAGAGAAATTCTCAAAAGCATTTGACATTTATAAATCAGTAACATAACTTTTTTAACTATAATGATATTTATAAATAAAATAATATTATGAATACAAAATTAATTTTAGATAATTACTTAGGTAAAAATACAAGAATGTCTGAAAAAGATATGGGCAATGGAATGAAACAAGTATGTGATTTAGATACTGGCGATTGTTATGTTGTAAAAGAAAAAGATGGTCTTATTGAAAGAGTTGATAATACTATGAGAACAAATAAAAAAATCCAAGTTGAAACAAAAACTGGAATAAAAACTTTATTGAACGGATAAAATGAGCATCGAACAAAAAATATTAGATGAAATTTCTAGATATAGAAATATTAATAGATACATAAATGAACAAGAAGTTCCCCCTCCTCCAGGTGGTGATGTTCCTCCTCCTCTAGGTGGTGATGTTCCTCCTCCTCCAGGTGGTGATGTTCCTCCTCCTCCAGGTGGTGCTCCAGCTCCAGCTCCAGATGCGGCTGCTGCGGGACCAACACCAATAGATACAGCAACAGATCCTGATGTTGAAGAAGTTGGAAAAGAAGATGAGGAGTCAGAAGAATTAGATATTACGGATTTAGTAAATTCTCAAAAAAATATTGAAACTAAACAAGAAGAATACTTTGATAACCTGTTCAAACAAATTCAAGGTTTGGAAGACAAATTAAAAGAAATGGACAATATTGTATCTTCACTTAATTCACTTGAACAAAAGGTTGAAAAATATAGACCAAAAACAGCTCAAGAAAAATTAGAATTAAGAAGTTTAGATTCTGGACCATTTAAACAAAAATTATCAGATTTCTTTGCCGACAAACAAGACGAGATGGAGAAAACTGGTAAAAATGAATATGTATTAACAACAGATGATGTTGAAGAATACTCACCAAACGAAATTGAAGATTCATTTAATGTTTGGGACAATGATGAAGATTTTGGAAAATAAAATTTAAGGTCGATTTTTTCGACCTTAAATGTTTTACTATATTGACTGCGACACAAATTTAACTTATATTTTCTATTGTAAACTTTTAAAAACAAATATAAAAATGGCGACAAACAATGTTTTAGACGCGGTTCTCTCACAGTATGAGAACTCAAAATCTGGAGATTACACATCCGGATCAAAAATGTCCCAAGAGGACAGAATGAAAAAGTATTTTGCTGCGATACTTAAAGACAATGAAAAGCAAGCACAAAAGAAAATCCGTATTTTACCAACTCCAGACGGATCTTCACCTTTTAAAGAGGTATGGTTCCACGAAATTAATGTGGACGGAAAATGGCAGAAATTTTATGACCCAGGAAAAAATGACAACGAACGTTCACCGTTAAGTGAAGTTTATGATGTTCTTATGTCAACTGGTAAAGAATCTGACAAAGAATTAGCAAAACAATACAAACCTCGTAAGTTTTATATTGTTAAAGTAATTGACCGTGAAAACGAACAAGATGGACCTAAATTCTGGAGATTCAAACACAATTACAAACAAGAAGGAATTTTTGATAAAATTATTCCTATCTATAAGGCAAAAGGTGATATTGCTGACGGTGAGAAAGGAAGAGACCTTATCCTTGAATTAACAAAAGCAAAAACACCAAAAGGAGCTTTTTATACTGTAATTCAAACAGTAATGTACGATGACCCGTGTCCGGTTCACGAAGATGAAGAAACAATGACATCTTGGTTAGAAGACGAACTTACTTGGGAAGATGTATATTCTAAAAAACCTACTGAATATCTTGAAGCTATTGCTCGTGGTGAAACACCAAGATGGGATACTGATGCTGGAAAATACATCTATAGTAATACATCTGAAGAAGAAATTTCAATTGGTGGTGGAAAATCAAAAACTGAAACAAAAGTAGAAGATCCACAAGCTGATGATGATATTGATGAAGAATTACCATTTTAATTTATTAAAAAAGTCATAAGGTAGGATTTTCTTACCTTATGATTTTTATTATATTTCATTTATGTACAAAAAAGTATTGTGTTTTACACCAAGTTATAAAAGATATAAAATGTTAAGAGGTTGTGTACAAGATATTGCAACACAAAGCTATGAAAATATTTTTCATTCAATTAACATAACTTTAGACCAAAGAGAACTTAATCGTCACGGAGATTTTAAAATATTGATTGATGATTTGAAAACCGATAAAAATTCATTTATCTTTTCATTAAATCAACATCAACAAGTAAATCATATGAAAGCTATAATGTCGGTTAAAGATTATGAAACATATGATATTTTTGTAAAGATTGATGATGATGACATTTATAAAAAAGATTATATTAAAACAATAGTTGATTATTTTGATAATAATGAGGTTGATGTTTTATCATCAAGAATGAAATATCAGTTAAATGGTAGTTTAATGAGGCGTGGGGTTTATCACAATTTGGGTGCAAACCCAGAAGGTTGTGATTTTAAAATACCGGCAACTTTTGCATTTAATCTTAAAGCTCTTAATTTGATTAAAGATATAAAATCAATTTATGGTTTTGAAGATAATATGTGGAGAGATATGTGGTGTAATAACTGTAAGATTGCAGAAGTTGATAATACAGAAAATATAATTTGGTATATTCACGGTAAAAATACCTCAACTTCTGAATTTTTAATAAAAAATTAAATATATGGCAATTAAGAAAAAAGATTTTAGTTCTATTAAGAAAAAGTTTTCATCTGACGCAAAATACAAACCACAAAGGTATTTTGATTTGGGTGAATCATTCCTTGACGCAGTCGGTCTTCCAGGACCTGCTATGGGACATATAAATATGTTTTTAGGACACTCGGACACTGGAAAAACAACAGCACTTGTAAAAACAGCTGTTGATGCACAAAAAAAAGAAATACTACCAGTTTTTATTATTACAGAACAAAAGTGGTCTTTTGACCACGCAAAACTTATGGGTTTTGAATGTGAAGAAGTTGTTGATGAAGAGACAGGTGAATTAGGTTGGGATGGGTTCTTTTTATTCAATAATAATTTTGAGTATATTGAACAAATTACAGAATATATAAATGAGTTGTTAGACGCACAAGAAAAAGGTGAATTAGATTATTCATTATGTATTATGTGGGATTCAGTTGGTTCAGTTCCTTGTAAAATGACATATGAAGGTAAAGGTGGTAAACAACACAATGCTAGTGTTTTAGCTGATAAAATTGGTATGGGAATTAACCAAAGAATTTCCGGATCAAGAAAAGCAGACTCAAAATATGAGAACACTTTAATTATTGTTAATCAACCTTGGGTTGAATTACCTGATAATCCATTTGGACAACCAAAAATTAAAGCAAAAGGCGGTGAAGCAATCTGGTTAAACTCTTCATTAGTATTTTTGTTTGGAAATCAAAAGGGTGCTGGAACAACAAAAATTACAGCAACAAAAGATAAAAGAACTGTTAAGTTTGCATCAAGAACAAAAGTATCTGTTATGAAAAATCATATCAATGGACTTGGTTTTGAAGACGGAAAAATTATTGTAACACCACATGGGTTTTTACCTGGAAAGGATGCTACAGAAGAAAAGAAATCTATTGAGACTTACAAAAATGAGTACGCCGAATATTGGAAAACAATTATAGGTGTAGATGGTGAATTTGATTTAAAAGAAGAAAAGACATATGAACAAGAATAAGTTAAAAGTTATTTCACTTTTTTCCGGATACGGAACACAAGAATTGGCTTTAAAGTATATTGGTGTTGATTATGAAAATGTTGCAAATTGTGACAATTTCAAACAAGCGAACGAATGTTATGATGTATTACACAATACACAAATGGGAAATCTAGGTGACATTACAAAGATTGACCATAACAATTTCCCACAATGTGATTTATTAACATATTCATTTCCGTGTCAAGACATTTCAATTTCCGGAGTTCAACGAGGAATTAAAGAAGGAACAAGAAGTGGATTATTATTTGATGTTGAAAGAATTTTGTCAACAAATAGACCAAAGTATTTGTTAATGGAAAATGTTAAAAATCTTATTTCAAAAAACCATTATGAAAATTTTAAAAAACATATCTATTTTTTAAGAGGTCTTGGTTATACATCATATTGGAGATTACTTAATGGTGCTGACTTTGGTTGTCCACAAAACAGAGAAAGAGTGTTTATGATTTCAGTTTTAGATGGTGAAAGAGAAGATGTAAAACAAAGAATGGAAAATGTTGACAACTATAAAAAAACAAGAGTTCCTATGAGACCATTTATTGAGGATACACAGGACCCAGAATTATTTATTGATTGTCCTTATACAATCCACCAACCAAAAAGTAATACTGTATGTAAATTAATTGCAAGACGAGATGATGTGAATTATGATCAAACAAGAAGAATTTATTCGGTTGATGGTTGCTCACCTTGTCTTACAACAAGTGGTTCACCACAGATTATGACTGAAGATGGTAGAGTAAGAACAATTACCGCTAGAGAGGGATATAGATTTATGGGTGTTCGTGATGAAGATATTGATTTATTATTAACAACATCACTATCAACAAAAGGACACGTATCTCTTGCTGGTAACTCAATATGTGTTCCAGTTATGGAAGCAATATTTAGTGAATTTCTTGGTGATTACATTGTAGAAAAAGAACCAGTATTGTCAAACCAATCAAACGAAGAATTAAATGACTAAAACTTTATTGGTAGATGGTAATAACCTTCTAAAAATCGGTTTCCACGGTGTTAGAGACTTTTTTAACAAAGGTGAACACGTTGGTGGTACTTGGCATTTTTTAAACACTCTAAGAAGATTTTTAGAAGAAAATAATTACAATAAAGTTGTTGTGTTTTGGGATAGTGAAACCGGCTCATCACAAAGAAGAATTATATACCCAAAATACAAATTAAATCGTAAACAAAAAGACGACGAAGATTTTAAAGAACAATCTTTTTTAAAACAAAAAGAAAGGGTAAAACAATACCTTGAAGAAATGTTTGTAAGACAATTAGAAGTTGAACAATCAGAGGCCGATGATTTGGTTGCTTACTATTGTCAAATATCCCAGGATGAAGATAAGACCATTTTTTCTTCTGACCGTGATTTAACACAACTTATTTCTGATAGGGTCTCTATATACTCACCACAACATAAGAGATATTATAAATTGGGGGATGGAATTAAGATGGATACATCTGAAATCCCCCACTATAATATCAAAACTTATAAGATATTAACCGGTGATAGTTCGGATAATATTGATGGTATTTTTTATTTGGGTGAGAAAACATTTCTTAAATTATTTCCAGAAATACTTGAAAGTGAGGTTAAATATACCGATATTTTAACAAAGGCTGAACAGTTATTAACAGAACAAAAAGGAAATGTTGCCTTACAAAATTTACTTAGCGGAAAAACCAAAGAAGGGATTTTTGGAGAAGAGTTTTTTATCATAAATGAGAAATTGGTGGACCTTGCAAACCCACTTATTTCAGATGAAGGAAAAGAACTAGTTAGTTTATATTACTCCGAGTCATTGGATCCAGACGGAAGAGGACATAGAAACTTAATTAGGATGATGATGGAGGACGGATTCTTCAAATTTCTACCAAAAGGTGATGACGCTTGGGTAAATTTTTTAAGACCATTTTTAAAACTATCAAGAAAAGAAAAAACAAATTTTAGAAACAAACCAAAAAAGTAAAAAAATGAGAGAACAAGATGTAACAAAAGTTGAGTTTTTGTTAATGTGTAATGACAACATTGTAGTACAAAGATTTTTCAATGTTAAAGGGTTTAATAAAAATGCCCACAAATCAGAAGAGTTTTATGACTACATTAAGTCGTTTTGTAACTCCCTACAAAATGATTTAAAGATGAGGTCTGTAGTTTATATGTTGGACAACCAATATGAAATTATGGAAAATCCGGAAGTATTAAATACTTCAATTACGGAGGGAGATGAAAATTTTAACCTTTATATTAAGGTAGAAAACCTGACAATTTGTCAGAGATCATTTGACGCAAAAGTATACCCACCAAAGGTGAGATATACCGTAGACCTACGCCCAAAGCTGAAAAGTATATTGTCGGAACTTACTGACATTTTTTCAGATAAGAAATTTAATTATTTTTATCCACAATTTATCTAAAAGTAGTAGTATTTATCATTACTAACAGAAGGAAAAATATATGGCGACTAACAAAAACTTTGAGTATCTCGGAAACAATTTTCAAATTCAATTACTTAACCAAATTATTGTAGACAAAGAATTTTCACATTCAATCATTGACGTAATTGAGAATAGTTATTTTGAAAACAAGTATTTCAAAATTATCATTCAAATGATAAAGGAGTATTATAAAAAATACGACCACACACCATCATTTGATACTCTGGAACAAGTAGCCAAATCCGAATTACAACAGGAAACTGCTATTAAAGTTGTTCTTGATACAATTAAGAAAATCAAGGATGCACCTATCGAGGGAGTGGATTTCGTACAAGAAAAGGCACTTAAATTCTGTAAACAACAAGAGTTACAGAAAGTGATGAAAAAGGCTCAAAAAATTATTGATGGTGGAGAGTTTGAAAACTATGACACCCTAGAAGAATTAGTAAGAGAAGCCTTATTGGTTGGTTCAAAAGACACAAGTGCTATGGATGTCTTTTCAAACCTAGACCAAGTGCTAGATGACGATTACAGACACCCAATCCCAATGGGAATACCAGGAATAGACAGGTTGTTAAAAGGAGGATTGGCAAAAGGTGAAATTGGTGTAATATTAGCCCCAACCGGAGTAGGAAAATCAACTCTAACAACAAAGATTGCAAACCACGCGTTTAACCTTGGATTTAATGTTCTTCAAATCTTTTTTGAAGATAACCCAAAAGTGATACAAAGGAAACATTTTACCCTTTGGACAAAGATTCACCCTGACGAATTGTCAGACAAAAAAGATGAGGTGATGAAAAAAGTAAAAGAAATCAAGGAAACTATGCAAAATGAGTTAATTTTGAAAAAATTACCATCTGACACCAAA